CTTCAATGAAGCCTCTCATACAGTTTATCAAACACTGTATGCGTGATGGTTTGAAGTGGGTCGTTCGCTCGATTCATCAATTCCTCCACTTCTTCCACCTCTTGCTGGGTTATACCGTGCATATAATTCAACCACGACAGGAAGGACTCTCTATCATCTGTCTTATGCCATTGCCTTCCTTCATCTGTGTACATGTTGTAATCAGCCCAGATTCCTTTCTTTCCAAGGCGTTTCATCATTCTAGCATATGCTCCGTAGAATGGTAGGTCGCCACCCCAATGCTCCATAGCTTCACCTTTGGCGAACAAATAAGATGCAGATTTCTCTTGCAACATTTGATCACCTGTTGTGATATGGAGGCTCCAGGGTCCTTTCTGAATTGTTCTATGACCTTTACAAACCATTCTAATTCTACCTTGGTTGTTTATGAAGAAGTCGCAGGACAGAAAATCCATGTCTTCAATGTGTCCCCACTTCAGGAACTTACAGATCTGTCCTAATCCATGCTTCTTATTCTCGTTCTTCATAACAAATAATTGCTTGACCCAGTACTCTAGGTAGGGTTTCCTTTGTTCATTCAAGCAAATAATAACGTCGTCGCCTTTAACTAACAAATTATAGTCGTTTTCCTTAATGCCGGCTTTAAACATCACAAACCTCCAGTAACTCAACATCAATATAGTATTACCGAATGTTGTCCAACCATCGCCACTAGCACGGCCTTCAGCTTGGTAGCTGGCGTCACCTCTGTTGACATTAACTTTGAGAATCAAACTTTGGAGCAAAGCTTTCATAGTGTGTTCTTTACTTCCTAATGCTCCATAGTCAATCAAACCTGTGTCAAGCATTTTCTCAAAGTGCATATTGAACTCCTCCTGCAGCATGGTTGTTTGTGTCATATCAAAACCAGATCCATCCGCACACAACCAAATCGGGTTGGGGATAGAATCCTCAAACGAATTCAAACATCCACATATAGTTTCCCAGTTCTTTCCGCCGCAATAACCTTTGACCGACTTATCTGCGATCTTCTCCAAGAGGTTTATCAATGCATTAGCAGCGATTTTCTTATCATCAGAGGGTCCACTGATTTGTCTTTCTTTAACGGTATTAAGATCAGTGTCTTTAAAGTCGTGAGGTACTTCTGAAACCTGCAATTCTTTCTTAGGAAAAGAGTCATATTCATATGCATGTTCATACAAATCTATCTTATTCATGCTCTTCCTAATCTTCTCACGATATGCCTCAGGGTATTTTGACAACCAATTGTCATAGTTTACGACTATGCCTCCTTCAGATGCGATGCCTTGAGTTAATTCTCCAAACACTTTTCTCAACGTGTTGTAACTCCAATCTTTGACTATTTTAGCATCAGGTCGCACCCAATTAGAAGTGGCTCTTATAGAAGCTGCCATTATATTACACTTACAATTATGCTTGACGGTAGGTGTGTAATATTCTTCACCACGCAGTATAGGCCCAATTTGCCCAGCTTCTATCTTCCCATGTTTAGAGCAGCCCAATTTCTCAGCCGCCTCTTCACCGCACAGACCACGTATGTCCCAATCAGGGTTCCTAAATTTCCACTTAGCGTCTGTTCTGCCCATTTGTTGCTGTATATTCAGCCGATCTTTAACGGTGACACAGGTCCCTTTCAACCAATTTCGAGTACATCTATTAACTACAGCGTTTGCTTCCGCCAATACCGTAACTATCATTGCCACAAACATCATAGTTAGAACGGGGACTTGTTGCTCTGGATTACCGAAAACTTCATCCGCTGCTTGAGCGCCATAAATGACGCCCCACTCATAAAAATACCATCCAATGTATATCAAAGCTAGAGCACACACAAACTTGATAAAGTAGTACATAGGCCCTTCTTTGAAATATTGCCAAATGAGTGTTTTGCCTTTCAACATCTGCTTGACTAACGTTCTGTCAGCATCATGATCCAAATATCTCAAAACGGGCAAAAGCACTTTTGCATTCAGGTAAGCTGCGTACGCGACAGAGTCAGCAACATAATTAGTAACCGTAGAAGCTGCTCCGTCTTCATCCAAGTTGTCAATAGCTTTCCTGAGAACTATTCTGGTAACACGTATGACATCAGAGTCTTCCGATTTGCCTGCCAGCTCTTTAAGAGCCAATCGCACCAAACTCTCTCTGACATCCCAAGAAGTATAAACTGTAAATTCAAACCCTACAGGTGTGGTTTTCTGTCTGAAAAGCCTTATTCTGAAAGCTCTTCCATCAAGGGATTCAACAGTTAAATTCTTCTTTTCACTTATCAACTTCTTTCTGAGATTCCATAATTCCTTAACGAAGTTGATAGTTTGACCAGTGACGGCTCTGGTCTTAGATAGCACTTTGCTTTTCCATTCCTCAAACAATATATCACCAAACATTTCCATTTCTTCTAAAATTTCGCCTACGGGGTGCGTTGGTTGTTCAGCAAAATATTTCATTTCAGAAGCGTACTGGTGTTTTCCAGCAAAGGCTTGAGCACGGACAACGACGTAATCATAACCAGCTCCAGTATTCAGTCTCATTTGAATATTGTGTATAATCGACGAATTACTTGCAGCATCATACCGAATCCAAGTGTCTTTGGACAGTTGGTCGTGTCCTTGTGTGTTGATAATGCCATGCTCATACGTAAAAGGGTTGCCTTCAACCTGCACTTTTACTCTATAAGCTCCATCTTCCACTGATACGGTGAACCTCGATTCATTATCGAACGTAGTGCCGGACATATTACCATCTCTGACACACGAATGATAGTCGTGAAAAGCATAATAAGATATGAGGTTCTTCCTTCTAATCATCTCTTGTTCCATTGAGCGAATGACATTAGGGTAGTAAGCGGAGTCGTGCGAAGTTAGGAATTGTACCACGTCCACTTTTCGTAGCCCGCCCAGCATGCATTTACAAACGTACTCTCCATCAGCAAGACAGTTGCATGAGTTGAGCATAGGCCAGACTTTGCCCTTCCTAGCGTAATTCTCCTTCCACTGGGCATGTCTGAGTTCATCGTCAAAACCAGTTATAGGCAATGATGTATAGGTGGTGGTGCTCCAAGATTGGCCATTAGGGTGTGTTGTTTCATCGGTTCTCATTCCGTGGCCTCCGACGTCAAATGACATAGCATCCTCTCCACATTTTCCTTCCTTAATTGCAGCATTAGCATGTTTCCTCATCCAAGCGTTATAGGGATGGGGGTGTCTTTTCTCAGCGCGAACGTTCCACTTGACCGGGTTGCCGACCAAGTGCTGGAATCTCTGGGTCAGGTAAGCGAGTGCTTGGGGTCCGAAGATATATGTCTCGCTCACTCTATTAGCTTCAAGGCCAGTAAATCTAGGACCTTGAGCGGGGGCACGGGGTTGTTGTTGTTGATTGTTTCTTTGCATTCCGAAGAATCTCACAAAGAGGTAAATGTATTAAGCTTTAAAATTATTAAAGTTAAT